AGCTTTTAAGGAGGCGCAACGTTGCTAGTTCTGATCCAAAGGCATAAAAAGCGCCGTTTATAAACTCAATATCTAAGTTTTCTTCGGCGATTTTTGACCATTCAGATTTAACTCTATTCATTTGTTGTTCTGTAATTCCCATTTTGTTCCCCTTTGTTTGCTATGTATTCCTTATCGGGATTTTTTAAAAATAAATTAGTCAACCTGAAAAGCTCAATGAAAACAGTGTTATAAATATGAGTATTTTTTAAAACCTCAGAAAAAGAGGTATTAACCCCTAGTTAGGGGTTAGCTTTTATTTAATTCTTGGTCTAAAAAATCTTCTATCGTTCCATTGAAATATATTTTTGTTCCTTCGTGGCTTTGAACTAAGATTTTATTTCCTTCAAAGGTATATCTATAATCAGTGTCGCCATGCGATGAGTGTCCGTTGGTAAATTCAGCTTTATGGTTAGCTCTATAAAATCTGTCTGCTAGGCTTGGCCCTTGCAATTCCTTTGCTTTGATGATGTATTGCGCGGCTCCGTATGGGTATCCGTCGTGGTGAATATAAAAAGTTATTGATCCAAATAGTTCTGATTTAAATTCGTAGGTTGCTCTTGTAGACATTTTTAACTCCTTTTGTTGTTATGTTTCACTTATCGGGATTTCCTGAAAAGCTCAATGAAAACAAACCATTGCTAATGCCTATTTTTAAAAACCTCAGATTTCTCTATAATTTCAATGGTTAGCGAATGCTTGCCTAAACCTTAAAAATATTGGTATTTTTCGCCTATGCCTTTCATAGATGCCCTAGCGCGGGGTTTAAAACCTGATCCTATCCTTACCGTTTCCGAGTGGAGCGATAAATATCGCTATCTTTCGACTAAAGCTTCGGCTGAGCCGGGAAAATATAGAACTGATAGAACGCCTTATTTAAGGGAAATAATGGATTGTTTGAGCCATATGAGTACGGTTCGAGAGGTTATTTTCAAGAAAGGATCGCAGATTGGCGCGCCTTTATCTTTATTAACAAAAATCCCGACTACTGAAGGGATGAAAACCATGCTTTCGATAAAGCCGGGTGATTTTGTTTTTGGTAGCGACGGCCGGCCTAAAGAGGTCTTAGATAAGTCAGAAATTTTTAGGGATCAACGTTGTTATGAGGTTTGTTTCGACTCTGGCGAAAAAATTATTTGCGATTATCGTCACCTTTGGACGTTGGATAAGTCTAATTTAAAGAAAAAGTTTACAAAAGTAACAATAGATACTGATGAGCTTTTTGAGACTTATAAAAAAGGAAATCGAAATATTTATAGGCTGTCTAATGTTAAGGCGGTTTATTCGGATAGCGTTGATTTGCCTATCGATCCTTATACCTTAGGTGTTTGGTTGGGTGATGGCCATAGAGGGCAAAATAGAATATGCGCGGGCGCGCTCGATTCTGAGGAGATTGCTTCACATATTCCATATCGCATTAAGATAGAGAAAGAAGATAGATCGGTTAAAAATATTCTGATCGATCCTAAGGATTATGAAAGATGCGTTAGAGGTCACGTTTTCGCGGAGACTGGAAAAAATGGCTTCGGCCGTTGTGCGGAGTGCGCTCGGATTAGGGGTAGGGGTGAGAATCCTCCTCCGAGAAAAAAGACTTTTTTCGATAAGGTCAGGGATGAAGGTTTATTTTTAAATAAACATATTCCTAAAAAATATTTGCTTGCTAGTGAAGCTCAGAGGAGGGCTTTGCTTCAAGGTTTGATGGATACTGACGGATATTGCTCTAAAGATGGCTTTTGCGAGTTCACGAATATAAATAAAGATATCGCTAGGGGTGTTTTTTATTTGGCTTGTAGTCTCGGTTTGAAGGCAAGATTTAAAAGCAATAAAACTACAGGTTCCGGCAATATTCTTTATGCCGTTGCATTCACTGCATATAGTGATAATCCTGTTTTTAGGTTAAAGAGAAAAAAGGATCGGCTTAAAGATCCTGATCGGGTTTTTGATACTCAATTTCGCCGAGTCGCTTCGGTTAAGCCTCTGAAAAAAACGATGCACACAGCTTGCATTAAAGTTGATTCTCCTGATTCTTTATTTGCGATAACTGATTCTTTTATACTCACTCATAATACCGAATGCGGAAATAATTGGATCGGCTATTGCATGGATTACGCGCCCGCTCCGATGCTGATAGTTCAACCGACCGTTGAAATGGCTAAAAAATTCTCAAAGCAACGGCTTGAGCCTTTGATTGATGAAACGCCGAGAATTAAAAACGCCGTAGCTCGAAAGAAATCGAAAGATTCAGATAATACCTTAATGAGCAAATCTTTCGACGGCGGGACTTTGTTTTTAACAGGTGCTAACTCAAGCTCCGGGCTTGCGTCGATGCCCGCAAAAAACTTAATGCTCGATGAGGTTGATCGTTATCCCTCTGATGTAGGGGGTGAGGGTGATCCTTCGAAGCTCGCGAAAAAGCGACAGGCGACTTTCTCGCGCCGTAAAACCTTAGAGATTTCGACTCCTACCGTTGACGGCGAAAGCCGAATCGATGCCGATTTCGAAACAACCGATAAACGCTATTATTTCATCCCTTGCCCGCATTGCGATCATTATCAGACTTTGATTTGGGATCGCCTTAAGTGGGATGATGATAATCATTTCAACAATTGGTACGAGTGCGAAAGCTGCGAGGAGCCTATAAAAGAATTTCAAAAAACCAAAATGCTCGCTGCGGGTGAGTGGAGGGCAACGGCCGAGGGTAAGGATCCAAAGGTTAGAGGCTATCACCTTAATGCCTTGTATTCTCCGGTGGGCTGGTATTCGTGGGCTGATTGCATAAACGATTTTATCGAAGGTCAAAAAGATGATCGGTTGAGAAAAGTTTTTATCAATACCGTTTTAGGGGAAACCTACAAGGATCAGTTAGAGCAACCGGATTGGAAAAGGCTTTGGGAGCGATCTCGATCCTGTGATTATAGGGTTGGCCATGTTCCACGTGAAACCTGCTTTTTGGTTGCGGGAGTTGACGTTCAGCGCGATCGCCTTGAGATCGAGGTGGTAGGATTTGCGAGAAACAAGGTTAGCTATTCAATCGATTACGTTGTTTTGCACGGTTTTACCGATCAGCCTGAGGTTTGGGCTGAGCTTGAGGAGCTTTTAGAAAAGGTTTACCCGGTTCAAGGTGATGAGAGAAAAGGCTATAAGATCGAAAAAATGGCAATCGACTCCGGCTATAATACCCAAGTGGTTTATGATTGGGTACGCCGTCAATCTTTTAGGCGGGTAATGGCGATCAAAGGCCGAGAGAGTCAATCTCAAATCCTTAGTATTCCTAAGCCGGTCGATATTCGTATCGATGGAAGAAAAACTATAAAGCGCGGGCTAAAATTATGGCACGTTGGCGTTCATGTTGCGAAAGAACAGCTCTATAGCTGGCTTACTAAAGAGATGCCTAGCGATGATGAGGAGCCGCCGAAAGGGTTTTGCTATTTTCTCCCTTATGGAGAGGAATATTTTAAGATGCTAACGGCTGAAGCCATTGAGACTAAGGTGATTGGATCTCGCGAGGTGAGAAAGTTTAAGCTCATTCGAGATCGCAATGAGGCTTTAGATGTTCGCGTGTATAGCATGGCCGCTGCTGAAAGCCTTGGCATGAGTCGCTTTAAGGATGCCGATTGGGATCGGATGCAAATGAAAACTCATTATGTTAAAATTGAAGGTAATCCCGTCGAGAAAAAAGAAGTAGCACCAAAAATAGAAAAGGTGTTACAACCAAAGGTAGACGATAAGCCTAAAACTAAAGATAAGCCTCGTAAGCATAAGCGATTTAGAGGCTCTTTTTTATGAGTTTTGAATGTCAACTGAAACTAATTTCACAAAAGAAGATATCAAAGAGCTTGAAAAGGCTATTGCTAAAGGCGTTCGCAAGGTTAAATATACCGATAAAGAAATCGAGTATAGAAGTATCGCAGAAATGCGCGAAACCTTGGATTTAATGCGGCGTGAGGTCAATTGCGTTAAGAAAACCCGCCGATGCGTTATGAGTACAAGTAAAGGGCTCTGCTAGTGTGGTTAGATAATCTCATAGGCTATTTCTCGCCGAATGCCGGACTAAATCGAATGAAAAGCCGCAAGGCGATGGAAGCGGTTCGCCATTATGAGGGCGCTAGTCGCTCCAAAAGAACGCAAAATTGGAAAGCCGATTCTACTTCTGTAAACAATGAAAACCAATCAATCGAAATATTAAGAAACCGAGCGCGCGATTTATGCCGAAATAATCCATTTGCAGCTAAAGCGAAGTCGGTTATCTCAAGCAATATCGTCGGAAATGGGATCAAACCTCATCTTTCCGAGGGTAGATTTGCCGAGCTTTGGAAAGAATGGTCTGAAACAACGGCTTGCGATTACGATGGGCAACTTACCCTAGCCGGTATTCAAAAGCTTGTTACCGAGTCAACGGTTGAATCGGGAGAGGTTTTTGTTAAAAGGGTTTTGGTTCCAAATGATCCGATTTTCCCTTTAAAGCTTCAGATTCTAGAGAGTGATTTTTGTCCGGTCGATAGGGTAGCAACGCCAAGGGCTAACTCTGGAAACCGTATAGTTCAAGGGCTTGAGCTTAACAAGAAAAATAAAATCGTCGCCTATCATATGTATGAAACGCATCCGGGCGGCGTCTCTGAGGAGCTTTTAAACTCGACTTTTGTGACTAAAAGAATTGCGGCGAATGATATCGCTCATATCTTTAGAAACGATCGGCCGGGACAGTATCGCGGCGTAACTTGGTTTCATCCTGTTATGATTCTTTTAAAAGAATTGGATGAATACACTGACGCTCAGTTAGTTCGCCAAAAAATCGCGAGTATGTTCGCCGGATTTATAAAAGATTTCGAAGCCGTTGATGGAAATGATGATCCTGAAAATGATCCTTTTTGCAATCTTTCGGCCGGTTCTATCGATACGCTGCCTCCGGGTAAGGATATAATGTTCACGAATCCTCCGGGTGTTCAAGATTCATATCGAGATTATGTTTCGACGATCCTGCACGCTATAGCCGCTGGGCTTCAAATCTCCTACGAATCTTTAACAGGTGATTTATCTCAAGTTAATTTTTCGTCGGCTCGCATGGGTTGGCTTGAAATGCATAGAACACTTGAAAGCTGGCGCGCAACGGTATTTAATAATAAACTTAACGATAAAGTTTTCAAATGGTTTGCCGACGTAGCATTAGCACAAGGCATTCGAAATGATGTTAACGTTTTTAATCCGATTTGGACTTCTCCGAAACGTGAGATGATTGATCCCACTAAAGAGATTCCAGCGAAGATTAAGGCGATTAGGGCTGGGCTTGTTTCACCTTCTGATGCGATTCGCGAATTAGGTAAACACCCGGATGATCATTATCGAGAGGTTTCTGAAGATTTCAAAAAGCTCGATGAGTTAGGATTGTTTTTAGATTCTGATCCGAGAAAAACTGGAATCAACGGAAAAGCTCAAGATTCAGGGAGTGAAGAAAGTGAAACAAACGAGGAAAGCTAATTTGCCGATGCAATTTTTTGCGACTCGGTTTATGCCCGATAGCTTGAATGAAGAGGCTCGCACGTTAGAGGTTACTTTTTCCACAGGCGCTCAAGTTAAGAGATTCGACTTTTTAGAGGGGTCTTTTGTTGAGGAGCTTGCGATGGGTGAGGACAACGTTCGACTTGAGAGGTTCAATAACGGCGCTCAGCTTTTGAATAATCACGATAGAAGCGGAGGCGTTGAATCCGTTTTAGGTGTGGTTGAAGCTGCGAGAGTTGAAAACGGTGTCGGCATTGCTAGAATACGTTTTTCAGATAGAGAAGATGTTGAGCCTATTTTTAGAGATGTTAAAAATGGGATTTTAAGAAATTTCTCAGTCGGCTATCGCGTTCATTCTTTTGAAGAACGTCAAGAGGAGGACAAAAGAATCCTTCGAGCTATTGATTGGGAGCCGACTGAATTAAGTTTAGTTACTATTCCCGCAGATCCCGGCGCGCAAGCTCGGAATAGCGGTAATGAGTTAAATGCGTGTCAAATCTTAATGGAGGAAACAGAGATGCGACAAAACGAAAGTGCGCCGAAGGTTGAGCCTAAAGTTGAGCCTAAAGCGGAGGTTGATGTTGATGCTATCCGTAGTGAAGCAATTAAGGTTGAGCGCGATCGCGTTGCCGAAATTAATGATTCTTGCCGTAGTCTTGGCCTTGGCGACGATGTTGCTAAGAAATTCATTGATGAGGGAACTGCTATCGATCAGGTGAGAAAAGAAGTGATTAGCCTTGCGGCGAAAGCTCAAGCAGATACTCACCAACAAACCGAGCGCGTTGAAGTTGTTGGCGATGAAAAAGAAAATATGACTCGCGGAATGACTGAAGCAATCTTGTACCGATCAGGTGCTAAAAAGGATTGTGAAGAAGTTGGTCAAAAATACGCAAATATGAGCGTTTTAAATATGGCTCGCGTTGCGTTAAACGATCGCGATTTTTCTATGAATCCTTCGCAAATTGCGGAACGTGCATTCCATTCAACTAGCGATTTTCCGAAAATCCTAGAAGATGCTGCAAAGAAAACTTTGCGCCAAGCTTATATGGAAGCACCGTCGGCGTTTGATTCTTTCACTCGCAGAGTTACAACTAACGACTTTAAAGATATCAAAAGATATCAACTTGGTGAGTTCTCTGGACTACTTGAGAAGCCTGAAGGTTCCGAGTACAAGGGTTCAACCGTTGGGGAAGGAAAAGAGTCTTACGGCGTAAAAACTTACGGCCGATTCATTTCTTTCACTAGAGAGATGCTTATCAATGATGATCTCGATGCTTTCAATCGCATCCCAATGTTAATGGGGGACGCTAGTAAACGACTAGAAGCCGACAAGTGCTTTGGCGTTTTAACTGGTAATCCTGTAATGGGTGACGGCGTTGCATTGTTTAATGCGGCTCATGGCAACCTTGGCTCAGGCGCTCTATCAAGCACCAGTCTTTCTGCGGCTCGCGCTGCAATGAGAAAGCA